TGGACACCGTAGCGACAGGGGCGCGGAACTACGCATAGCCTTCGGGGGGCCACTCCCGCATGGCTATGCCGATTTCTGGATACCGTTCAGCGGACCGGATGGCAACGCGCTGGGCTGGCTGCGCTTCAGCTACATCACCACGGTACGGGAGAAGTCTCTGTTCACCGCCTCTGAATGGCGCTCCGCAGGCGAACCTGCCCCGGCCGAAGAGAGCCGGCTGGATCTGCCGATGGACCCGCTGCCGGGAGGTTTCGCACCCGTGTCCAACAAGGGCGCGAGTGACGGTGCCGATCAGCACTCTGTAGCGCACAGAGCGAGCAAAGGGATCGATGAGCACCTCTTGGTGGCAATGGCAGATCCCAACGTGATAGCAGCAATCATGCAAGCAGCACGGGCCAAGCGGTTTGCAAAGCTCGCCCCCTTAACCACTCAGGAGTGGGCGGCTGAAACAGAGCGAATGAAGGCTCAGCTTTCGCCTCCTGCGCAGGCGCTGGAGGCCGAAGAGCCGGCCAAACCGGGGCCCCTGCATCACATCGGGTTTTCAGGGCCTCAGCGTGTCCTGCTGGACCAGTTGGCGCAGTACTGGCTCAGGATCGCCGCAGTGTCGAAGCGCGAGGCTGAGGCGAACCCCAACCCGGACCGGAAGCGCGGGCTGGAGATGAGGTACATGGCGCACTACAACTGCGCGGCAGAATTACAGAATCTGCTCCAGACCGGGGAGCTTCCGGGCCATCTCGGTTTTCAGGTACTCGCGCAAAAGCCCGAATGACCAAGAGGCCGAGGGCTTCAGAATGACGTCCTTGGCCTTCTTCCACAGCGTCTCCTCACGAATGGTCGCGGCAAAATCGAAACCTTCCCAGGTTAGACGCCAGAGCTGTGCGCTTGCCGGATATCCCCTGTTCTTCGACCCCAGCGCACCTTCGGCTAGGCCCGCTTCAAGTAGCAGTTGCGCGTGGAAGCAAAAAACATCTTTGTCCATGCCATCCACTCCTGTGAGCAGGAGTACTCCGTCTTCATCCAGCGCTAGCAGTATCTGCCGTATCACATCCATATCACGCTTCATTCCACTCTCCTGCAACTATCCGCCAGCCGCGATGTAGTCTCTGCGGCGAGGCTTAACGCGGCATATCCTGCTTGGCGCGGTCCAGAACCTCTCGAATTCCATCGAGGTCGCTTGAGCTGATCTCGCCTTCCACGCCACAAACTTTGAATTCAACTTTTTTAGCTGCCGCCAAGATTGGGAGCATGGCTTCAGGTTTGGCCAGCTCAAAGTATTCCAGCTCGCCGGAACGTGAGTACGTCGTCTGAATTTCGGGAGCACGGCGGCCATCGATCAGCCATTGAGTGTGATTGCAAGTAGCAAACCCCGGCTGGCCATAAGTGAACAGGTAGCCGTAGTACTGCCGTGCTTCCACCTTTTCAGGAACCAAAACCGTCGTTTTGAAGGCGAACGTGTTCGCACGAGCAGGCATAGTCAGCCACTCAATCGAGCGCAAGCCATTAAATCTATCAACCTCGTCCTTCAATGCCGAAGCCTGAGCCGAACCAGCCCCTACAAGAAGTACAGCAAGCCCAAGCACTAATTTGATATCCATTCGTTTCCCCTTATTCATCATCCTGCTTTCTTACCAGTGCGACGCGCGAACGCATCGCTCGTCGCCTTGAGTGCGGCCTGAGCGTCGGGCGGGCTATGCCGGTAGTTGTCCAGCAGGATGCGTTCGTCGGGGGCTAGTGGCGCCGATTGGACCTGCCGCATCCCTGTCAAGATGAAAACCAGATCAAGGCCTTTTCGGGCTAAGGCTTCGAAAACAGCAGCGCCCGGCGCCGCCACACCTCGCTCGTACTTGCTCCACATTTCCCGCCGTACACCAGCCTCATCCGCCATCTGCTGCTGTGTCAGCCCTGCGTTCTCACGTTCTTCACGCAGCCGCTCACCAGAATGCGCATCAAAAGACACATTCTCTCCTTGAATATGTGCATCAAAGTGCACATACTTCATTCACACCAAAGCACTGCACATGCATTGGTTTATTAGCAATCTTTCAGCAGATAGGAACCCCGTCATGAACGTCCCGTATCCGCTCCCCACTCGCACGCCGTACACCGGCGAGCGCGTCAAGGAACTCTTCCGCGCCGCCGGTATAACGATCTCGGCCTGGGCCGAGGCCAACGGCTATCCCCGTCACCAGGTGTACATGGTCATCAACGGCCAGTTCAAAGGCCGCCGCGGCACCTCCCATGAAATCGCCCTGAAGCTCGGCATGAAGCTCTCCGTCGAGCAGCTCGCCGCCTGAGAGGAGTACAGCCATGCCTCGCTTTCAGCCGCCGGTCGAGCACATCGACCTGACTCCCGCTCCGATGGACACCTGGCGCGCCGCGCTCGATGCTCTGATCGCCTGCGCCCCTGGTGATACTTCGGACATCGCCTGGCACCTGGCCGATGCTCACCAGAGCAGCCTCCTGTTGGTGGACCGGACCGTAGCATCGCCAGGCGCCGAGCGCCTGATCGATCGCCTGATGCTCATCAGCGCAGGTCGGCTGCTCAACCATCGCATGGGCCGCGAAGAGGCCCATCAGATCAGCTTCCGCCTGCTTGAGCACGCTCGGCGACATACCGCAGCACACCAGCCAGATCCCGATGCGGCATCTGCCATGTCTCGCCCGACTGCGCGTCAGCCAGCGTCTCCAGATCACAGGCAAGACCTTGCAGGTCAAGGCCGTGATCAATCGCCAGACGGCGGGCCAGAGCAACAAACGCCGAGCGCATCGACGCATCAAGAACCAGGTGATCGGGGGTAGTCATGTCTGTCTCTCCGACGGGGATGAATGTACCCCATCAGGCTGACGTTGTCGCAATAGCTTTGCCAATGGTGAAAACAGCTATTTGTTTGGACGACGACTACCGGGGCTTCTGGAGTGCCATCCAATGAAGCGCCGGAATTGGAAGCACTGGGTGCCGCGCTCGCCAGCCGACGCGCTGGACGGCTGTGCGCAGTTGGCCATGCAGCGCTACAACCGAGGCATCGAACGCCTGGCCTGTGATCACCTGGGCCAGAACAACCACAGCTCTCTCTATAAGTGGATCGGCAACGGACGCCTGCCACTGAGCCTGATCCTTCCGCTGGAGCACGCCTGCGGCCTGCCGCTGATCACCCGTTACCTGGCCGCCGCTCACGGCAAGCTCCTGGTCGACATCCCGGTTGGCAAGGCCTGCAACGCCAGCGACCTGCAGCAGCTGCAGGGCGTGCTGCACAACGCCACCGGCGCGCTGATGGCCTTCTACGACGGCAAACAAACCGCCGAACAGACCCTGGACGCCATCCGCGCCGGCCTCGAATCCCTCGCTTGGCACCACGGCAACGTCGCCCAGGCAGAAACCCCTCAACTGGACTTTGGAGTGGCTGACGATGAGTGAGTCCATCAACCTGCAGGCGCTGCTGCAGCGCCTGGACGAGCAAGCCTATGAGCAGCTCTGCATCGAAGCTGCGCGCCTTGCCGAAGAGAACGAGCACCTGCGCACCGAGCTGGCCCGCATGGAGGAATGTGCCGAAGGGTGGTGCAACGAGGCTCAGCATCTCCACCAGCAACTGGCGGAGGCCACCGGTGGCCAAGCCGCTATCACCCAGTCCGGCGCCTTGGTCGTCATCCCGATGGAGCGCTGCGCATGAGTACCGAGAAATACCGCTCCGAGCAGGTCCAGCGAACCCTGCGGGTCATGCTGGCCCTCGCCGCCAACGAATTCCGGGGGCTGCTGCTGAAGGAGGTGGCGGTCGCCGCCGAGTGCGACGCCAGCGCCGCCCTGCGCGCCCTGGAAAACCTGCGCATCGCCGGTCTGGCTGACCGCAGCCCGCATGACGACAAGCGCTGGCTGCTCGGACCGCGCCTGGTCCAGGTGGCCTTTGGCTTCGACGAAGCCCTGCGCCGCAGCCAGGACGAACTCAACGAGCGTCGCCAACGCTACACCCGTCTCCCGAACTAAGGAAATCCCATGGCCCGTAAAGCATCCCCCGTGAAAGTGGAACCCATACCTGAAGTCAACCAGCAGGCGTACCAGGCTGAGGCAGGCGCGCTGACCATGCTGGGCGACATTGCCCAGGGCATGCATGAGGAGCGCGACCTGGTCAACCAACTGCTCGGCCAAGCGCAGATGGCAGAGGCATTCACCCAATTTTCCCTGACCGTCAGGACTTCTAAGCTCGCCTATGTGAAAGAAACCAAGCTGTACAGGGCGCTCAAGGGCAAGAAAAGTCCTGACGGTCAGGACTTTTTGTCTGGCACCTGGGAGGAGTTCTGCCTCCTACTAGGTCGCTCAGTAGCGCAAGTGGATGAGGATATCGCCAACCTCCGCGCGCTCGGCGAAGAAGCCCTGGAATCCATGTCCCGCATGGGCATCGGCTACCGCGAGCTGCGCCAGTGGCGAAAGCTGCCCGATGATGCCCGTAGCGCCCTGATCGAAGCGGCTAAGCAGGGCAACAAGGACGCCGTCGAGTACCTGGCCGAGGAGCTGATCGCCACCCACACCAAGGAAAAGGCTGCCCTGGAGAAGCAGGTCGAGGACCTGCGGGCGGACAACGAAGCCCTGGGCGAGCGCATGGCGCGCAAGTCCCGCGAGCTGGACGAAACCGTCCACGAACTGGAAAAGACCAAGCGGCGCATCCAAACCATGAAGGCGGATGAGGCCGAGAAAGAGCTTCGCCAGGAAGCAACGGCGATCGCCTTCGAGGCCGAGGCCGACATCAGCGGCAAGCTGCGCGAAGCCTTCTCCGTCATGCTCGACCACGCCGAAAAGACCGGTACCGACCCCCGCACCTTCCAGGCTGGTCTGGTGCGCCACCTCGAAAAACTGCTCCTGCAGATTCGCGAAGAGTTCCAGTTGCCCGACGGCGAAGCCCCCGATGACATCAGCGAATTCGGCTGGATCGAGCAAATGGGCAAGTCCCAGCCTGCAGGCGCGGCTGAGGACTGAGCCATGAGCGCCGTCATTACTCAAGCCCTAGTCGATCTGGAGCGCGCCCTTCGCGCCGCCCCACGCGGGCAGCGCGTAGAGATTGCCCAGTCGACGGCCCAGCGGCTCGACATGTCACTCGCCACGCTTTACCGCAAGCTGAGGGAGGTCACCGCAGACAGCAAGCCCCGCAAACGCCGGAGTGACGCCGGCACCAGTGCCCTGAGCCGGGAAGATGCCCTGACCATCAGTAGCGCGCTGATGGAGAGTGCGCGCCGCAACGAAAAGCGTCTGTATAGCCTGGAGGATGCGGTGGAAGCGCTACGGGCCAGTAAGATGATCCGGGCGGACGTCATTGACGAGGACACGGGCGAGATTCGGCCGCTGTCCATCAGCGCGATATCCAGGGCTCTCTACAGCTTCGGGGTTCATCCCCAGCAATTGCTGCAGCCTGCTCCGGTAACGGAGCTGGGCAGTTGCCACCCCAACCACGTTTGGCAGATCGATGCCTCGCTGTGTGTTCTTTATTACCTCAAGCCCGGCACCGACGAGCACGGTAACGGCCTGCGCGTCATGGAGCATGACCGGTTCTACAAGAACAAGCCGAAGAACGTGGCCCGCATCGCCTCCAACCGGGTCTGGTCGTACGAGATCACCGAGCACGCCAGTGGCTGGATTTACCTGAAGTACGTCATGGGGGCCGAGAGCGGCGAGAACCTGTGTGATGTGCTGATCGACGCCATGCAGGAGCGCGGTGGCAACGACATTCTGCACGGCGTGCCGAAGATTCTGATGATGGACCCAGGTTCTGCCAACACCTCGGCCATGGCCAGGAACCTTTGCCGTGCGCTGCGCATCCGCGTCATCGTTCACAAGCCCGGTGCCGCGCGGGTGACTGGCCAGGTGGAGAACGCCCGGAACCTCATCGAGCGCAAGTTCGAAGCGGGACTGCGCTTCCAGCCTGTCGCCGATCTGGACGAACTGAACGCTGCCGCCAAGACCTGGCGCGCGTGGTTCAACGCCGCGAAGAAGCACTCCCGCCATGGGATGACCCGCTCGGAGGCCTGGATGCGCATCCGTGAGCACCAGTTGGTGAAAGCGCCCAGCGTCGAAGTATGCCGCCAGTTGGCAATCGCCGAGCCGGAGAGCCGCAAGGTCACCAGCAAGCTGCGCGTCAGCTTCCAGGGAACTGAATACGACGTCTCGGTCGTACCTGGCGTGATGATCGGCGAGAAGCTGATGATCACCCGCAACCCCTGGCAAAGCGATGCCGCCCAGGCGATCACTTTCGACCAGGACGGCCATGAAGTCTTCCACGTCATTCCGAGGATCGAGGAAGACGAGTTCGGCTTCGACGTGCGCGCACCCATGATTGGCGAGGATTTCCGGCAGCATGCGGAGACGCCTGCGCAGAAAGCCCGCAAGGAAGCGGCCCGGCTGGCCATGGGCGTCGATACCGATGCCGAAGAGCAGGCCGCACGCAAGGCCAAGGCCATTCCGTTCGGCGGGAGGCTCAAGCCCTACCAGCATATCGAAGACGCTCAGTTGCCGACCTTCATGCCACGCAAGGGCAGCGAGCTGCAGCTCGACGTGACACTGCCCACCGTCGAGAGCAAGCCACTGAGTCACCCGGCAGCCGCCAAGATCCTCCGGGCACGCCTGGATGGCGTCTGGAGTCCCGAGTCGATGCTCTGGCTCAAGTCCAACTACCCCGACGGGGTGCTGGAGGACCAGCTCGACAGCATCGTCGAGCAGTTGCAGGCGGCGCCCAGCCGGCCCGCGCTGCGCGTTGTGGGAGGTAACTCGTAATGCTGAAGCTCAAGGAAGTCCTGGCCAGCCTCGGCAAGCCGCAGACCGATCTGGCCCGTGCGGTCGATCTCAGTCCGGCGACGATCGCTCAACTGATCAACCACAGCCAGTGGCCGAAATCGCTGGACCAGCAGCAACTGGCCTGGCGGATCACCGAATACCTGATGGCTCAGGGCGCGCAGTTCGACACCGTGCGCCAGGCCTTCGACGAAGTGGGGCCCCGGCGCGCCAACGCCGGGGCCCCTGCAACCCCCGAAGACGCTCAAGAAAACGAGGAGTGCGAACCCATGCTAATGCGCAAACAGGTATTGCTGCCAGCCACGAAGAAGGCTTTCGACATCCGCCGAGATCCCTTCGACGAGTTGCAGAGTGCTGACGACATCTTCATCAACGCTGATATCCGCTATGTCCGCGAGGCGATGCACCAGGTCGCCATGCACGATGGTTTTCTGGCGGTGATCGGGGAGTCCGGGGCGGGCAAGTCCACCTTGCGCCGAGATCTGGAGCATCGACTGGAAGGCACCCCAGTGACGGTCATTCAGCCATACGTGCTGGGGATGGAAGACAACGACACCAAGGGCAAGCCCCTCAAGAGCGAGCATATCGCCGAGGCCATCCTGGCGGAGATCGCGCCAGACCAAACGCCGCGGAACAGCTCGCAGGCCCGCTGGGCGCAACTGCACAAGGCTCTGAAGGCCAGCCACACCGCAGGCTCGCGCCACCTGCTGATCATCGAGGAGGCACACAGCCTATCGACCCCGACGATCAAGCACCTCAAGCGCTACCGCGAACTCGAACTGGGCTACACGAAGCTGGTGTCGATCATCCTGATCGGTCAGCCCGAACTGCTCATCAAGTTGTCGCCGCGCAACGGCGAAGTCCGAGAGGTGGCCCAGCGCATCGAGATCGTCGAGTTGCCGCCGCTCACGGTCGGCGGACTGGAACAGCACCTGGCGTTTCGTTTCGAGCGGGTTGGCAAGGCACTGAGCGATGTGATCGATGCATCCGGCCTGCAGGCCATCATCGAGAGGCTGGGGGGCGTCAAGGAAAACAAGCCCAGCCTGCTCTATCCGCTGGCCATCGGCAACCTGGTGAAGGCCGCTATGAACTATGCCGCGCTCGTCGGCGAGCCGCGCGTCACTGCTGACGTGGTTCGGGAGGCCTGACATGAACGTCGTACCGATCACTGGCCGCCTCCCTGAAGAGCAGCCGAAAGCTACCCATCTGCCGCTCTGCACAGTACTGACGCCAGAGCTGGCCCGCTGCCTGGAAGCAGTCAACAGCGCCACCCGCACCTTGCGCCAGGCCGGCATTCCGATTGAGCAGACGTCGGTGCTCGATCGCCGCCTGTTCATCCGCGAAGAGGATTCGCTGCGGCTGCACCGCCGCTTCCGCAACGCCATCCGTGGCATTCGCCAGACCACTCACGGGAAGGTCACCGTCCATGTCGTCAGCCTGCTCGGTGTTGACGTGGCCTGGACGACCCCGGTGAAGGAGCAAGACCAATGACCGTCATCACCCATGCTTACACCCCGCTGATGGACGTTGATGCCATGAGCGAGGAGGACTGCCGCCTGGCCCTGAAGGATGTTCTGCGCGATGGGTTCGCGAAGGACCAGCAAATGGTCGAGCTGAAGACCATCAACCACACGTTGAATCAGCAGCTCAATCACGCGAACAACATCTTGATCAAGCTGGCGGAGTTGAAGCTGGCCTATCAACACGAGGCGTATGAAGCCGAGCTGGAGCAGTTGGCCGCTTACTACCTGCACCTCAAGGCCGAG